CAATCAAAACCTCGAAGCATTCACACTTGCCATGCAAGACGAACATAAAGAAAATTATGTCCGTCATACTAATAGATTCCATCATCAAGACGACGATCTAAATAGAATTGAAACGGAAATGGAAGAGAATCTTATCCGCTTAAACAAAGACATGCATCAAGCACACCTTGAGCGCGGCAAACTGTATGAGAAAACAAATAAGTTTGTAAGCCGTCAATGGGTACTGGATGCCATTGAAGCAAGAGCAATCGAAACAGATGAACGGATAGATACAACAATAGCTAACACAGATGCACTATATCAACCAGAGCTAAAAGGATACAGAGTTACATTCATGGATGACTTCGAAGCCATCAATGAAGAAGAAGCATATGAAAAACTAATTCATTATTGTGAAGAGGTATGTAGGAACCAAGACGTAACAGCATTTAACTTCGAAGAAATAAATGAGTAATCAAACAAACAAAATTAAATGGAAAGTAAAGAACAACAGGAAAGAACAAGAGCAAGATTAGCCCGTAGAGGAATAATCTACTACACTAATTAACATATAAACCAAACAAGAAAGAAACCAAATGAGTAAACTAAAACATCTAAACCTATGGACACATCCTCAGAATTATATGGGGACAACATGGGAAGACTACTATGTATTCCTATCACAGACTAGAGACAGTGACGCACTGGAACGATCCAACTTTATCAAAGGATTGGAAGCAATAGGAGGTGAAGACCCTGAAATGGTAGTCACAGCAGGAGCAAACCATTGGGCTTATGGATGGTTGGATACTATCTACATCCATAAAGATGCCCATGCTACCCTACAAAAAGCAGATGAAATAATGGAGGAATTAAATAACTATCCTGTAGTAGACGAAGAACATTACTGCGAACTGGAGCACGAAGAAGCAACAGGAGTATGGAAAGACTGCTATGATACGAAAGAAAGGATAGAGTTCTACCGAAAGCACGAGCCTCAGTGGTATTCATATAAAGATCTACTCCAAAGTGTGCGAATAGGTGACACATTCTGGGGTTGTGCAAGTGACCTACTCACCTAATAAACTAAACAAATAAAAACTATGATAGATATCAATACATTATTCCAAGAGTTATCACCAGAACAAGAGCAATCATTCCGCAAATGGGCACGAGAAAACTACAAAGCTCTCGAACACATTAAAGATATATGGCATCCATCAGTACGTGATGAATGTAATAAGATAAACAATGAGTTACTAGCTAACTACGAACAGAGACTTGCTGACAGTGGAGATGATCTAACTGAACCAACACGCCAGCAACTAGAGGATAAAATAGAATATATAAAAGACCAATTAGTATAATCCAAACAAATAAAGACTATGATAACAGAACTAAATAAATATAAAACAAGCGTTGCTATACAGATGAGCCCTAAAGATGATCAAAATAACAGATCATGGATGGCATCAGCATACGATAATAAATACAGCCACATGGGAGACGTAGCTACTATCTCATTAAGTACAATCCCAGAGCATCCATCGCCAAGGGAACGAGAAGAGATATTCAACTACCTATATGAATCCTGTTGTGAAGAGCATCCAACAGCAGACCATATAATCATTGAACAAGTACAGGAAACACAAGAGAAAGGAGAATAAAATGGGACTCGACCAATACGCATACAAAGTAAAACGTGAATACAACAGGCATTCGAAAACTGAAACAATAACCAAAGTAGAAATTGCATACTGGAGAAAACACAATGCACTCGAAGGATACATGTGTGATCTCTTCCATAGCAAAGGAGGAGACGGAGAGTTTAATTGTAGAACACTACCATTAAACAACGACGACCTCGAAAATCTAGATAAAGCAATAAACAATAAAGGGCTACCAGAAACAGATGGATGCTTCTTCGGAGAAGACACAAGTAAAGATGAAGAATGTAAAGCACTGGATAAGTTATTCATCGACGATGCAAAGAAAGCATTAGGAGATGGATGGGAAATTGAATACACCTCATGGTGGTAACATAATGAAAATAAAACAAAGACAAAACAAATTAAAAGACTTCTACCGAGATGCAATCCTAAATGAAAGTAACAAAAAAGAACGGATAATAGCACTCGACTTCCTCATTAATGACTACATTGAAAGCAACCTAGCGTTAGAAGAATTCGGAGGAGATGATGACTCAGCATTAGAAGAACTAGAAATCCTAGCTGAAGATTTTCTAGGATACAAAAGAAATAAATCAGAATGAAAACAGAACAACAAACTATGACCGACCCAAAAATGATAAGCCTCTATTCAAATAAAGTATTATTAAGTAGACTTAAACTAGAAATAAAAGGTATGACTCCATCAGGAACAACAGCCTACGCTAGAATTAAAAAACAATTCGGGCTCAAAGGAAACAAAGAAAAAGTACATCAAAAATTAAAAGAGATACTTGATCAAACAGAAGATGACCTACTGAATAAAAAAGAAGTACTAGCAAGAGATCTCAAAGTAGGAGATCTAGCTATCTTCAACGGCATCATACCAGAAAAAATATTAGAGATACATCCTTACGGAACATCCTTCCACTCACTAATATTCGTAACAGACCAAACAGATTCTCGTAACGGCCAACCTTGGCAAGCAGTCAAGCTGGATAAAATAACAACCATTACGAAAAACCAAACTAAATAAACTAAACTAAAAATAAATACTATGTCACACGAAATTGAACACACAGATACAGTCATCTCGACTAAGAAAGAATGGCACGGACTAGAAATAATCAAAGAGGAACTCCATCCTACGATTGTAGATAGTGACCACCGCAATGTATACTTTGATATACATGAAGGCACTGCGTATGCAGATGTTGATACAGATAAACGACAAGAGCTAGTTGATCTATCATCTACACAAGATGGTCTATCACACAGCGGAGTCATGGAACTACTAGGCACATGGTCTGAATGTCCTCATAATAAAATACTCACAAGAGAGTATGAGGGATTCAGATATGGCTTAGGTATTCCAACATCTAAATACAAATCCATTGAGAACATGAAGCTTGTCCAAGCAGTATGTAACTCACTGGATGATGAAGGTATCAAGTACACAATACAAACATTGGGTACACTGAAACAAGGTAAACTATTCTTCGCATCAATAGAAATAGCTGATGATGCAGAGAGAGTTATCAATGGAGATAACTTCCAGTTCTATCTTAACCTACTACAATCACATGATGGTTCATATGCAATGACCATGTTTGATTCAAACATGAGAGTCGTATGCTCCAACACATTCAAAGCATCATTAAATCAACAAGGTGATCTAGCTATCAAGATAAAGAAAACATCTAATGCAGAACTTCGATTAGAAGAAGCAGGTAGGACAGTTGCTAATATCTATAAAGGTAGAGATCAATTTGTATATATGATGAAACGCTTCGCTGAAGTTGCATGTGATACAAAGAAAGCAGAACAACTTATCTCTGCATACAAAGGTATTGATATGGATACTAATACTATATTATCAACAAGGGCATTCAACCAAGTTGTAGATATATCACACCTCCACGAAAATGGTATAGGTAACAAAGGAGAAACATTATATGATCTCTTCAATGCAGTTACTGAGTACTACACCAGTGGAAATGGAACAGGCCATGACAATGGCACAGCCGACCGATCATGGAAGAAATACACATCAAGTGAATTCGGTGGAGGCGCAGATGCCAAAGCAGGATTCGCTACATGGTTAGTTAAAGTAATAGACGACACCTCACTCCATGCAGAAGCAGAGAAAGGTAGACAACTACTCGAAACTAAAAAAGTAACTACACTAAATAAGCTTATTAAAGCCTAATGATAGCAGTTATAACATGGGCAATAGTATGGATACTCATAGCCTTAGTAGTATATATTATAACTGAAGAAACAAAATAAAAACAAGGGGGTGAAAGTCCCCCACATCTTAAATATAACATGTTAGTAGATATATCAGCAAATGAAGGGTACAAACTCATCAAAGATTGTGACGTAGCAAAAGGGTGGAAACAATACGCTATTGAATTCCTTTTCAATCATCTATACGACCAAACATCAAATGATTGTATAGATTTAATAGGAGCATTAGTTACTTGGAGTCACTACACATCAACAATGGAAATCATGCAGAACTATAAAAAATGGGAAGATGTAATAGATAGATCTGTATCATTTAAAACATGGGCTGATCATGATGATCCAGAAATTGATAAAGACGGATACAAAATAGAATACCTTGTACCAGATTATTAAAACTAAAGCGTACAAAAGGATACCTACTAGAATAAAAACTAGTAGGTATTTTTATGCTAACCTAAAGAGAAGTCAGGCTCGCAAGCTCGCTTTGGTTTTGGAGGGCGGGCAACAGCCATCTGAGATTTAAATCCAAGCATCTGTCTAATTTTTGGACCCCCCGCCTTTCAGGCATCTGAGATTTGGGCGGCGCTTTCAGGCATCTGAGACTTGCGCCCTGATCCCTGACTCCTGACTCCTCTCCCATAGGAGTTGCCGAAGTGCGCCTAAAAAAACACACTCTATAAAAATAGGGTTTTGGTACTCTAACGAGGCATGAATCGCGAAAAAACTTGCATTCCTGAACCATAGCACATGTCTTGTGAATAGGGGGTGCACTGGATTACAAACTATCTGAGTTTTAGTATGCACACTTCTTGTGAATAGGGGGTGCACTAAAACACTCCTAATTAATTCAAAAGAATTAAAGAAAAGTCTTGACCATTAATCGTGCATGATGTACCCTTGATTGTTGTTATACGGCAACACAATGAAGCGCCCCTCTCAGAAGGCTTTGTGTATGTCCTTCTGGGAGGGGTAATTTAAAACTAAACAAAAACAAACTATGAAAACAGAATACGCGCCAGATATAAAACAAGCTGTCAAAGATGCCAGCCTTAATGTTGCCTGTCTGCTGGATCAGAACTATGACAGCCCAGATGAATTAGAAAGTGAATTGTACAGGCTACAGGAATACATAACTCTTTTAGAGAATCACATATTAAACAAAGACGAACCAGTAATATAAAACAAACTATGAAAACAGAACCCACAGTATATAAGTTTACTTTCTACGGATGTGCCCACCCTTGGGTAGCTACAGAGAGTCTCCCTGAACAAGTAGACGAGGCGCTTTGTTACATCGATGGCCTCCAGCAAATGACCAAGCTGGAAGTTACAGAACTCTCCCTTAAAGAGAAGCCAAAGCCAAGACGCAAGGCGGTAAAGAAAGGGGAAACAAAATGACATCACAAGACCTACTAGATTTGTACGACATCAAAAGGTTTCTTCAAATGAGGAAACTTCTTGATGAGCCAAAAGACAATGAAGGCACTGAGGAGACTATAGGTTTCCTGATCAGTGCCTTCATTGATCGGGCAGAGGAGGAGACTCAAGGTTTCATAATCACTTCCTTAATTGATCAAACAACGAAGGAAACACAAACATAAACCAACAAAGAAAAAACAAAATGAAAATAAAAGAAGTAATTCAATTTTTTAACGAGACTGTAAATTTCCCTAGTCGCCGTGGGGATGCTGATGATTATATTATCTGGGAGCATTGGGCTATAGAGGATTTGTTTTCCGAAGATGAGCGCAAACAAATAACAGACAAGGAATGGGAATATGCGTGTGGTTATAGTATGACAGAGTTTGATTGGGAACAAACAAAGGATGCTATAGCGTCTCTTATACGCCGTGATCTAGTCGACTTCAGAAAATTTAACGGGGAACAGGAAGAAGATCTGGGTGATACTTGGATTAAGATTGAGAAGGACAAATCTATTCATGGAAGAAAACACCCAAGATAATGGCTACAGAATTAAACAAAGCAATCCACCGCGCTGTCGAGATAGATGGCGCAGACTATATTGTTTCGCTCCAGCCTGACCCGCCACGGGTCACGCTGAGAAAGAAACGGCATAAGAATACAGCAAGTGAAATCACCCTTGCAGAATTACTGGAACCAGACACCATAGTAGCAGACACACGAGAGGAGGAAGTAGCGCTTATGTCTGATAAAGATTGGGAATCATTAGGTAATTACAAACCATCTGACGCAGACTACATACATCCAAGTGACTTAAAGCTATGGGCAAAGTACAGCTACCCTAAGTTTAAGGTAGCATGGGAGCAGTACAAGTCAGCTACTAGAGGGAACAAACAAGCCGATATAATCTGGAACACAGACGGCTCAATAGAAATCGCTAACCACCCAGAGTAATATGAATAAGTCACAATGGAAAAAGAAAGCAAGAGGGAAAGTAATCCGTAAAAATAAACATAAAAAGAAACTGGATAAGCTAAAGTTTAAAAAAAGAATAGCGAAAGGAAATGACTACCCCGAAACAAAATAGGCGAGCAAGAAAGAAAGGGCTTAAAAAAGCGAGCCGTAAAAAGCGGAGAGTTAGTATTAAGAATTCGAGTACTGAGGATCTCACGCGCAACAAAGCAGGGAATAAATATATATTCGATGGGAAGCAAAAGTTTATGCGCGGGGTAATGGCTTCCTCGGATGGAAGTAACCAAAGAGCAAAAAATAAAAAACAATGCAACAGATGATATACGCAATATTAATAATAGGAGTCTACCTAAGTATAGTTTACTTTTGTTTCTATCTTCTACGGAAGCTGAAGGAACAGGCAGAGTATATACAAAGGCATAACGAACGAACCCTCACATACAAACGGAGGATACAAGCAATGACAGAAACATTAGAAAGGGAGCGAGATGCCCAGCAATCACATATCAAATAAGCCATACCATGATTGGTTAAGGGAGCAAGGCAAGAAGCCGAAGGTCTTATTCACCCATGACTTCAACATACCATTCAGCGTGGACTCATTCGAGAGTGACCCTTGGGAGGTGGACGCTGAGACAGTGGCGTTGACTTTACTTAAACGGGTACAGAACTGTAGGGATTCTGACACTATCATGGATGCCATTGAGCACACCCAAACTATATCGGAGCAAATTAAATGATAATAACAATAGGATTAATTGTATGGCTACTAGCTATCGTATGTGTTTTGCGGTTCTTTACTGTATCCGCTAACAATCAACATAGGAAAAGAGGAGGAAAGAAACCGTGATACGTTATCGTTCAGCGGATTGGTACTCTTGTGACCCAGCGCCTCTTGATCCTAGGGTGCGCCCTCATGAAATGGTCGAGCGCATAACGACCAAGGAAACGCCAAGCAAATTAATTATGATAGACGAAGAAACCGATGAGGAATTTCTTTCTCGGTTTGGGTTAGGGTGCGGCGACCTGCCCTCAGATTATCCCGAACGAATAAAGCGAGCTACCCACCACCCACGTACAATGAGTATTGTAATGGACAGGCAGTATGTTGCTTGCCATTCAGATGCCATCCACCCTGCATCCTGAACCCTGACCCCTTGATTCTGAGCTAGGAATAAAGCTAGAGGAGAACTCTGGATGAGGCGTTTTTCATAGTAACGTCTTTGATGAACACCTAGTTTAGAATCAAGGGGTTAGGGAATCCCCTATTGTTTATTACTTATTTGATGTTATTTTAATAAGTATGAACATCTTGCGCATCTATTATGAACAGTATGAACTACTGTTAAACATGCAGATTGTGGATGGTCATATACTGCCAGAGACATTCAAAGTTTTCCCTGTATTTAGGGACGTTGATGGTAGCAATCCTAAACTGGGGGAGGCAATAGTCCTCTCATTAACTGAAGCAAAAATAATCTTACCTATTAAATACCTAACATGAATCTATCTACCAAATGCCATCCCGAATCTGTTTTGAAAGCTGTCTCCGAAATCTCTGGTTATAGTCCAGATGAGATAGTTAGTAGTAAACGTGGCAACTCCATCACAGCTTGGAGGCACATAGGAATGTTTGTTGCGAGACAACGTGGGATGACATTGGATCAAGTAGGAAAACTATTTGGTAAGCACTATACATCTGTGAGTTTTGCAGAGCGTAAGGTGGAGAAGAAGATGAATGACACAGTTCGTAGGGCTATAGATGCTGTAAACAATATAGTAGATAAATGATATGAGTCTTAAACGATATCTTAAAATTGATGGCGGGGGTGACTACTCATGGCTTGCTCTTAAATCTATCTACGGGAGATATGAAATAACAGGGGATCGTAAAGGATCTCGTGTCCTTCTATTCCGTGGACTGAGCGAAGACAATGCCATAGCGCACTTTAAGAACTTGGCAAACAAGCACGGGGCTTATTCGTTAAGCCGCCCTCTTACAAACTATCTGGTACGTACTTAGTTCTCGTCGTGCCTGTAGAAGCGTGGGATGTTCTTGAAGTAAGCGTCTAGTAGGCGCTCTCTTCGAAGGAAAAGGGCGATCCCTGTGCTCTCGTATTTATCCCGCAGTTTCTTTTTCAACCCCTTGTGTGTTTCCCTTGGGGTTTCAGTTAAACCATTAAGCATAAATTTGTACCTACGTTTTCCGAACTGCGCTCCATGAACTATGTTCCGCACTTCTTCCTCAGTCATGCCCGCCAATGAGCCTAGGTGTTTTAGCGTATGTGCCACCTCTTTATCCAAACGAACTCTGTGGTCTATTTCATCTAGCACTAAACCCTTTATATCGTTATCAGAAAGAGGGGATTCACTAAGAACTTTATTCTTTCTAAGGGATATACTTTGTGTTTCTCTTCTTACGTCAAATAGGTATCTCCTCATGTTTTTTTGGATGTCTACTTTGTAGGGCTTTACAGGTAGGAATTCCTTTCCTATTCGTTTCATTACATCTTCTACAGGGTTAGTCCCCATCATCGTTATTGCTTCTCTACCCGCTTTCATAGTCCTTGGCTGGAATGCTTCTTCGAATAAATATTTTGCCCCCTTTAAAAATGCATCTTCAGCAGTATCTCTTTCTTCCCATATCTTTTTGTTTGTTTGCGGATCTCTATTAGCTTTTAAATTTAAGGCTGCTCCTGCAAATATCTGATCATCTAGGTACTCATCGACGATCATAGATTTAACAAAAGCAATCCCCATTTCTGCGGCGCTCCCTCCTGTAGCTCCTATTTCAAAACTACGTAAGAACGGGTCTACTATTAAAGAGAACGGATTCAGGTATGTTAAGTCTGTTGTCCATAGGTTCCCTTCATCATCTTTGGTTATATAGAAGGTATGGTTTTTGAGGTACTCTACTAAAGTCCTTCTTAATGCCGCATCTTCCTCATCGTCAACTCCTTCTCCTAACCTCATCAGTAGTGGAGCAACTGCGGATAATCCTACAGTTACAGAAGTCAATCCAAATAACCGCCTCAAACCTCTCCTTTTAATGACAGGGTTTTTATCTTTTATTTCACTGAAGCTCCGCCGTAAAGTATTAATTGGTATTCTAATTAATTCGGTTTTGAATCGTATAAAAGGAGCGAACATCACACCAGCAGTAGATTTAGTCCATCCCTGTACAAATGGGGAAGACCTACTGTATGACTGGGCGGTATCTAAAACTATATCTGCCGCCGCTCTCTCAAGTTGGTTCTCTGTCATATGGAAATACTTATCATCTCTGCCTTTTGCTACCGAATTTGCTTTAGCTTTCTTTAAAACACCAAGCTCATGTTCAAAATAGTATATCTTATAGAAGGTATCCATCGTCGCTGACATCTCTTTGAGATTAGTGTACGCCTTGTGTAATGCGGTTCCTACTTTCTTTAAGTCTTCTGGCGTTGTACTCTCATCGGACAGTTCGTTGATGTCCTTCGTTGTCTCATATATGCGTTTCATCAAATCATTTGGGTCTGTATCCCCAGCGAATAATTCTTCCAACATCTTAGGACGGATCTCGTCGCCAATAATATCTAAAGCATCCAGCTTAGAATAGTAGGCATTAAGTTTTTCTGGCCCTAGTACGCCTTTAAAAAAGAATCCTTTTTTGCGTCCAATCTCTTTAATCATACTCCCTGTCAACGCCACAGGAGCTAGTATTCCTTGGGCGGGGCCGAAGAACAGTACGTTACTTAATGAGTTCCTTAAATAGAATCCTATGGAGCCTAATGTTTTAGCTGCCATTGATGACCCCGTTAACACCTGAGCTGCTTTTGTAATGCCTCTAGCTACTTGTTGCCCCTCATTCATTGAAAGAATAACGCTGTCCCTTATTTCTTTCAAAGATTCCACCATTTCTGTGGGGGCAAAATATGATTCGTTCTTCCCTATGATTACGAAAGGATCATAGCGGGCATCCCCATCTGCCATAAGAGTCCCCCATTTTTTTTGTTCTTCTAGCTCAAGACCCTCATGCTCGGCTCCAGTAATAATCCATCTGTTCTTTGCTTGTACCCCAAAATCCAAAAGGTTTTTGAGGAACGCCTGATGAGATGCCATTATACCTACATGCATATAGGTACGCATAATCGCATCATATCCAGTAGAGTCTCCTTCTTCTCCCATTAGTTGCCTTAACGCATCTGGGATATTTTTCCTCCCCTTTAATTTTTCTTTTAATATAGCGGAAAACCCTATCCTGTTGTTTTTATCCTTTACCATTTTGTTGGGGTCGATAAGTAATGCGTCTCCTGTACTATATGAGTTGAGAAACTCAATCATCATATTGTGTATCTTAGGGGGCATCTCAGTAGATGTTTTTCCTTGCCCTTCTGATAGCTCTGCCCTTGCTATAACTTCTGCGTCCCCCAAGCGGGTTACTACTTCGCCCGCTTTAACGTCGTCTGTAACATCAAGATCTGCGCTCTCCTCGGTAAACTTCTCGCTATTCCTGAGAATTTGAGCCGACCTTGCATTTATATATTCCTGCGTAAAAAACTTAGCTGCTTCTTCTCTTGCTGTTGCATACTTCTTCTCATGTAAAACTTTTCCAGCAAAGAACGGGTCTGAAAACAATTTGTATGATCTTGTTAAGTATATTTCCAAGTTACCGTCTATGGTCCCCTTCAAGGACTTCTGCATGTCCTCATCATTAGGGAACAGGACGGCTATCTTTTTAGAAAAAGCATCTGTCTTTTTCCTTAGCTCTAATAAGTGTAGCGCTATAGCTCCTTTGGGGGTTCCATCTTCTTCGTACCCTCCTAGTCGCATGATAGCATTATGTCTTCTATGAGCGATTAATGCTTTTTTATTTTGGTACGCCCTTTTGTAAGCCAGCTCTTTGTTATTCTCTAATTGTTTTATTTCTTCCAGTACTTCTTCCAACTCCCCGTTCCTTTTCTCACTCTCCTTCTCCTCTATGAGAGCTAATCGTTTATTATTTAAGACTACCTTTCTTTCCCTATACTTCTGCTCTATAAAATCATGTATCTCTGGTTCCAGTTTCAATGTCTCCCCGTCACCTGTAATATCTTTAAACAATCCAACAGGGGCATCTCCATCTGGGTACTCTTTAGCAACCAAATAATCCAACCTACCTTTATACTTTTGTATCTCATTAAAGACTGCATTACGTAATGCCGTAGCTTGTTGATTTAATCTTTGAAGTCTTGGGTCAGCGCCTCCGACCAACCACTTCATAATTCCTTTAGGCTGTCCTTTATACTTCCCTGTCTTGAACATAGGAAGGGTCAGCATAGCGGTTAAGTCTCCGTGTTTAAATATAGTGGGAGTCTCCCCATCTCCAGCAATTTGTGACTCTGTTATTTCTACCTCTTGGGTAGTAGTCGTGTCTGGCCCTGCTTCCAAGATGCTCGGGTCAAAAACAACAACTTCTCTTACATTCTTATCTGTGCCTTGCATGTACTCAACAACACCTTTAATGTCCACAGAGGATAAAAGTAACCGTGTGACATTCCTTATTTGGTTGGGTGTCCAGTGAGATGTGGGCTCTTGTGGGTTGATCCCTGCGTCCTCTACGATCTCGTAAGGGACTACTGTCCTTTCTTGCATCACCTTACCGCCCTCTATGTCGGCTGTGCCCATCCTTCTATTAAGAGCCCCTATAAAATCGTTCCCTGCTCCTTCTCTATGCGGCCAATAAACCTTACCTTTTTCAGTAAACTCACTCCAATCTTTATATGGAACTTCTTCCCTCACAACACCGCTACTGTCTGCCTCGGGGTGTCCCTCGCCTACGTATTTTTCTACTACGTAGCTTAACTTTTGTGCGAGCTTATCTAGTTTACCTTGCAGCTCTGAGGACCATTTCGATCCTATTCTATAGATATCCCCCTCGTGCCTTTTTTTAACTCTGAGTCTAAAAAGGTTTCCTCTGGCTTCGTAGGTACTGAGGCGGCTTCTTGCGTTATCAGTTGCCCCTTCATTAGAAGCTAAGAAATAAATACCAGCACCATTGATAGCGGCTGTTCCCTTAAAGTCTGATTCGGACCACCCAATACGAGCCCAGTCGAATCTTTTAATGTCGTCTACCTTTTGATATGTGAAGAGATCCTTATTTGTAAAGCTCTCGGGTATTTTGGATGATTCTACAATACCTATACCTACTGCTGGTGTAGGTATTGTAGCCGTGAACAGTTTTTGTATTTCCTCTTTCCCTCTAGCCGTGATATCTCTTGAGCCTATTCCAGCAAATTTATCTGACAAAGTAGGGGGTCTGCTTGTTACCCAGCTACCTTCTCTGTCCAAGTGGGGAGCCCACTTGTGCCACTGATTGGACACCATGTCGAAGACATGAACTTCTTTCCCCTGATCTATCCCCATTTGGGTGGCCCACGCAGTACCACCTTTCACTTGACCCCCCACAAAGCGGCTTACAGCTATTACTTGGTCAGAGTCCCTGACCTGAAACCAATTTCTTCTGAGGAGGTTGTTCACAAACTTCCCCTTGGTAGGCCATGCTCTATCAAGAGTTTCATTGGCCTTAGCTAGATGTTCGTTAGCTTCCTTTAGTTCCTCTGCGGTATGTGGGGTGCGGTGCTTATTGCCCTTAGCATGTCCTTCAAATGAGTGAGCCTCTACCTTGAACCCTGCTTCCAGAGCTGCGAACTCGAACGCTGTATCTGCTCCAGACGCTCCTCCAGAATGGAGAACCCTCTCTACTGCTGGAGTCCCCCCGTCCCCCAAATAGTTTAAAGTCATAGGGTCACGCAACCCGAGATCAACGAGAATCTCATGTATAGCTCTGGCTTGTGTATTTACATTATCTCCATCCCCTCCAAATTTATCTGTTAATACTTTACCTGAACTAGCCCTTCCTATTTCAGCTAACGCTTTTGGGTTAGCAATAAAATATTCTGCCCACAACCCCTTATAAGTTGCCCAGTACCAGCTATCTTCTCTGTCCAAGTGGGGAGCCGCTGGTAACCCCTTTCCTGATTGTTTAGCCTCTTTTTGCCACACATATTCTATTGTTTTTCCAGAAGGGAGCTTTGCTTTCTTAGCGGAGAACTTTACTCCTATTCCTTCTTCATCCTTCCCTGCTGTTGACACCTCAAACCCTTCAAATCCTTTACGAGCAACTTTACCAAATCCTCTCGGTGAGGCTGTATCTACTGGTGGTGCTGTATCTCTGAGTAGCTTATGGAACCCTTCTTCAAACACAATATTGGAGGGTATCTCCCCTGCGTCTAAATACATTTTAGCCATCTGCGCCCCTGTCCAGCCACTCAATCCCCCTTTCGTTTTCTGAGCTACTAAGAATTCTTTATCTGGCTTAGAACGAGCTGTATCATATAGCTTACGAATATTTTTAGTTATCTCTTCTGGTGATAATGATTTTTTATCTGTTGCTGTTTTCTTAGTAGGGAGCGCATAGGAAGTTCCATCCTTTCCATCCTGAAGTCCTTCAGCTTGCCCTTTTACATTCCACTTACCTTCTTCCCCTTTCTCCTGCTTATTATAATTACTGTCTGCTCTAAGTTTCTTAAACTCATCTACACTTTTCCCCTCACCAAAAGTTGCGTACCCTGCTGCCCCTGCTCCGTGGAAACCCTGTAGGTTGGACCCGAACACAAATACTTGGTTTTTGTCTAGGGAGGTTACTTCTCCTTTGTATGTTTTCGAAGGAACAACCTTTGATGCTGCTCTTCTTTTAATAACAAACGTCTTTAAAGCTTCAGCGTGATTAGGCTTGATATTTTCATCATAATATAAAAGACTTTTTCCATCTAAAGCACCACTATCAATCTGTCCCAGAATCCATTCCCTACGGTTCTGATATTTATCTTTATGCTCAAAGTCTTCATCACCTTCCAACCATTTACGATAATATTCTACAGTCTGATCTAGGTTTTTAGTTGGTATAGTATTTTTGAAACCTCGATGACTAAATGGATTACCAAAATGTTTTTCCCCAACATCCCATTTTCTAAGTACGTTTATACCATCTCCAGCATCTTCTGCATCTTGAACTAATTCAGTAACCTTTCTCCCTTTTTTTCGTTTAACATAAACAACATTTGGTTCGGCTACAGGCGCTGGTGGTCCTTTCTCAATTCGATCTACGACGGAAGAAAAGTTTGCTATTTTAGCCTCGTCAGTAGCGTCTACATCCAAAGGCACTATCCCTAAATTCTTTTCGATAGCCTCGCTGAGTTTATCTAGTCCTTGTACACTAGAGTTCTGTATAATGGGGGGTATTTCTATTTCTGTATTAGGTATAAATTCAGGAAGAACTTGGGGGCCGCTCCCATCTGAATTAAGTGGTTCTCTAATGTCTCCGAACTCTTCATCAAGGCTTTCGGCTACTCTCTTTAAAGTAGGGCTTCCATAGAAATCATCTACGTCTTTCTGTGTTGGTCCTTTATTGAACCAACCTTTTTTCTTACTTAACCCGAAAATAGGATACCATTTCCCCGCATTCGGCTTTCCTCCTAAGCCTGTTGAAAGATAGAAAGGAACAACCACACCATTTACATTCCTAAAAACAATAGCCCTCTTAGCAAAATTAACCATAGGTGCTGAGTTTGTCTCATCATAAGGAACATCTACTGCGGTAACTTGTGGCTCTCCAACATAAACATCAACGGGGTCCATACCCCTATCCGCTTCTGATACCTTTGTCTGCCCTTCGAAAGTATGTATGACTTGTAATGGATTATCAGGGTCAAATGCTGGGACATGCTCTGTTGCATACCCCGATTTCATATCATTATACGCGGCGACGACTCGATATGCCATCTTCCGAAGTACAGGATTATCTCCAGATTTACTATTTAGGATTTCCAGAAGTTTCCCACTTAGTTTTTTCAAGTGGCGTACGAATATCTTCAGTAAACTAGGGTTCCCTTTAAAGAAATCTGCATCCTGCTCTGTGGTGGTTCCACTTAATATACGCTGGGCGTGCATACGTAAAATTTCTTTTGCTAGGGTTCGTTGCTCCGCTTGCCATCCAAACCCCTCCTGCACTTCAACATCAGTTTGTTGCAGCCTTGCCCGCGCTGCTTCCCTGTCCTCCTCCTTCGTGTAATAAGCTTCTATAACAAAATCAATATCTTCTTGTGACAAAGATTGATATACTTCAGTGAGTTCCTCAGTTGTCAGGTCTGCTAAAGTAGCATGATGTATTACTTCCTCTATAAGACCAGCCCCTGCTAAGTTCCGAGCGTTAAAATTTGATAAATTTTTAAGTGCATCTCCTAACGCTCTAGGCTCTATGCGTATGTAAGCCTCTGTTTCAGTTACTACATGGGAGAAAGCTTTGATGGGCTTCCCACTATCATCCGCATACTTCCTCTGTTCATCTGACACAAACTTCACATCGACTCCAAAAGCACGGCCTAATAAAACCAATTCATTTAGAGTGCCCTGAAGGTTAGCAAGTGCGTCCTGTTCTTGTGGTGTATGGTCTTCATTTATAGTTGTAAATATCTCTATTTGTTTTGCGTGTTTAGGATCAACAGGGGCTTCTGCCTCTGCTGCGTCTTCATCCTTTGTCTCCTCCTTTGTCTCCTCCTTTGTCTCCTCCTTTGTCTCCTCCTTTGTCTCCTCCACAATAACTTCAGCCTCTGTATTTTCTATTACTGCTTTATCCCCATTCGCTATGGTGTTTATCAGGTCTTCTTTTTCTTTTGCTTGTTGCTCTGGAGTCTTCTCTGTAGCTAGTTCACCTTCAACTTTTTGTACGTCTTTCCATTTTATACCAACAGCTTCGGCTGCTTTTTCGTTGGCTTCCATCTCCATAGCAATGGCAGCAGGGTCCATTAAGTCATCAGGATAACTTTCTTGGTGTCGTAACTGGGCGTGTGCCCTCTCATGTTCCTCAATAAATTTAATGTACCCGTTAACTCCACCCTCACTCCCCCTTAGTTTCTTTTTTAACTTTGCTAAGTCTACATCTTTGAAAACTTCTTTCTTCTGTTGTGAAGTCTTGCTGTCCACATCACCTGCCAAATAAGGGAGAGGCTCATCGGCATTAAAATCTTCTGCTATGTCCTGAGTATATAAAGTTATCTCCCCCGTTTCTCTATTCAGCCCAGCTAACTGACCTGCTTTTTTAGATGAATCTTTTACTATCGATATCCCTAATTCCTCATCTGAAACTTTCTGGCTAGCGTCTGCGAGCTTCTGGGATTGCTCAATGGCAGTCCCTATCATAGTACTATAATCCTTTGGCATCTCCCGCATTTCTGTCGCACGTAGCTGTTGCCTCGTGATTCCTTCCATTACAACATTAGCAGTCAGTGGAGAGTTGGTTTCTTTTAGGTGTGCTATTAATTTAGTTTCTTCGCTCTGCCTCAACATCTCCACCTCTCCTCGGGCAAAAGCCCCTTTCTTTTCCGCTATCGCCCTGACTCCAGCAGCCCCCTGACCAATTACACCCCCTATTGCTCCTGCGTATAGCGCAGCAGATACCCTTTCAATCATAGGGGTATTCTCATTTAGCGCCGCATCTACAATAAACGAATTAATAAACTCATCTATACCCTCCTCAAAAAATTCTTCAGTTCCACTTTTCAGATACCTTCTGTATATATCAGGGAATACTTTAGGTACAACTTCTTTAATCCTTCCCGATAACCATGTACGCATCGCCTCGCCGTGTTCGGACTTAGTTATCTTAGACCTACGCATTCTTTCCAAAACAGATCTGTGTTGCTTGTAAGTGATCCCCCTAAGAAATGCATCTTCAAAACCACCCGCACCAACACTACTGAACCCTGCTGTTATAATACCTGTTGCCATACCTGCCGTTAGCGCAGCGCCTAAAGCGGCATCATGTTTCTCTTCATGCGTACCTTCCATGTTACCATAGACCGTGGCATAAGTAGCCCCTGATGATCTATTAGCAGCGGTCAGGAATAAGGCAGAAGTCTGTACCCCCGTTACTAAGTTGCTCCTTACTTCTTTTTCTACTTGTTTTCCTACTCCCTTTTTGGTTACTGTTTTGGTTACCGTTTTAGTAAGTAGTCCATTATAGGCATTAATAGCCCCTATAACATCCGACCTCTTGGCTGACTTCGTTATATATCCCTTTACCCTAAGTCTAGCTGCTGTCCTTCCCGCATCTTCACCAAACTTTTTAGCAAATACACTGCCCGTTAAACTTTTTGTAAGTCCTTTAGCGGTAACTCTGGTTCCTTGTTTTAGTCCTACGTAAGCAGCCCCGCCTATACCAAATGTACCTGAACTCAACAGGACTGTAGCACTAATATCAACCACCATTGGTGCTATTGCAGTAGCAACATCAGTAGCGAACCCAAATTTATCCCCAAATATTTTAGCTACTTCTCTTCTGTTCTGCCTATCTTCTTCTTGCTCTACCAAGAAATCAATCGCCCCTTTATTTTCCATTAAGGCAGGTACTATAAAAAGCAGCCCCGTAAAAGAATCTGCGATAGAGGCCCCTAATGCGCCTACTCTGTTTTTTACCCCACTATAATTCTTAGGGTTTATAAGGAACTCCTCCAATACCTCCCCGTTAGAATCGCCATCTTGTTTTCCTTTTATTTTAGCAGCCGCCCATTTGTTTTCTACCGTGGAGTCTTTGAATAGCTCATCATACCTAGGGAATTGACGAGTAAAGAAATCTTTCCTGAAATTAATAAGTGAGCTTCTTTGTCCTTTTGTTAGGTCTGAACGTATTTCCAGAGCAGAATCAAACTTCCCTCTGTCTAACAATAACTCAATATGAGGTATGACAGCGCCATTCTTAGTTACTTTTATATTGTCCCCAATTTTATCTATATTAGATTCATACTTAGCTTCTCCTGTTTGGTACGCTTCAAAGATAGCCACCTGTTCCAGAGCGTCCATGATATCTGAATCCTGAAACCTGTTCCGTGAAACATTTTCCTTGATGTCTTTACCACGAGAGTACTGGTTAGCAAGAAGGGTTCGTGCTTTAGTGATCAGGGCAGAGGGGTCACCTTCTTCTTTATTATCTATAAAATAATTTTTAGATTCTTTTAATATCTCCCTATAGAGATCTTTATCTTCTTCGGATTGTGAGGCAGAAGAAAACTCAGTCCTGACTTGGTTATCACGGATAGCTTTAAAGGCGTTAACTCCTTTATATACATCGTTCATTCCCGTGGCTACTTGCCACATATCTCTGTGGCGAATAGCTCCCCTCCGTATAGAATCAGCTATGGCTTTTTTACTATCTAATATATTAGACCCCCCAATCAATTCATAACTGATAGCGCCATCAGCTCCTTGTCTTCTAAGGGAGGCGAGGCTTAATCTGTCATGCTCAACTAAATGCTGTTTAGCTTCATTGACTTCATCCACAAAGTCTTCTCTAGCTCCTCCATTATTAATAGAGTCGTAGTAATTATCCCGTGCTTGTTGTCCGAAAGCGTCATAGATGAGAGCGGCATCTGTCTCTGTAGTGCCAGCGTCAAGTTGTTGTGTGTGCTCAGGATCTATTTGAGTGACTCTGGGGAGTATATTATTTCTTATGGCTTCTTCTGCATCCCGATCTAGCGTCCCTCTTTCAAATTCGAATTCCCGTAGATAATTACCGTACCCAATCAGCTTGTCCTTTTCGTCGGTTACACCAGTTCCCGCAGAACCTGTCCATTGGTTAAAATTTAAGGGGTTAGTATATGCGTCATTACCTGACGAATCAGTTATAAGTTCTCCTGTCACAGCAGTTCGGGTTATGTATTATGTGGCGTTTAATAAACTATTTATCTCGGCTGTTTTTTCAGCCGCCATATCTGGTCGGTTTCCTTGTAAATCTGTTTGTGCGGCAGCGGCCTGTAGAATGGTAAGCAACTCACCCAAAGAAGATATGTCATCTAGTTTAGTAATGTCCTTCCCTAAGAGTTTTTCGAGGTCTTCATCTTTAAGGACAACTGTCTTTAACAACTGAACTATAGCTTCTATCTTATCAGTTTCTTCATCGTCATTTGTAGAATACTCATCTAAAGATGACTGAGCTCCTTTAGCCATTATTATAAACCTATCCAAAGCAGCTACTGTTTTAGAAACTTCCTCCCCTGCTTGTTTACTAGCATGTACGCTTGTTAATACATCTAACTCTAATTGTTGTAATGTAGTTCTCGGCCTCAGGCGTGGAGCTAATGCATTAAAGGTATCTCGATCTGCTCCTTTCAGTGTGGATATCTCATCTTCCCATCGTTTATTACTCTTGATAGTTTCTTTCGCTTGGGCAGTTACCCCTGCCAATTTAGCCGCATTTTCAAGTACACCTTTGCCTCTCTTACCCTTCATTAAAGACGTAATGACAGCGGGGTTCCCTGAGGCTACTGCTTGTGAAATCAGATTAGCTCTCATGGCAGCATCCCTCCCCTTTTTCTTTTCCTTCTTATCTAACTTTGCGCCTACATTATTAAACGCTGTCTCGTATAAAGAGGCGGTTATGGGGTTCCCTAACGCTTGTGGGTTTGCGAAAAGTGATTTCTGTATCTCAGAAAACTGTGTCTTGGCATTAGCTCCTGACCCCATTATTTCCTCCAGCCTCTGTGATACAGGAGCTTGAAGAGCGTCACCAGCTTGTGCGAACCTTGCTTTACGCTGTGCTTCTTTTAATTGCAGATAACTCTTTTGTTCCTGTTGATATAATAAGTTCTGCTTCCTCATCTCTGGGGCATACCGATTATATAAAGCCGTTTGTTGATGTAAAGGAAGGGAGGAAGTGGCCCCAAAAAAGTCCTGCCTCATGGGGGATACCACATTGTCGGGATTGAAATCCCCTTGTAGTGCCGTTTGTTGCGCAGCTATAATAGCACTTTTCGCTGACTCCTCGGCCCCTTTCGTTAGTTGGTTACGAGTTCCAGTACCAGCTTCATACATAGCGGCGGTGGCGGCAGCTCCTTGTATTTTAGCTTTAGCTGCCCCAGTAAATCTTTCTGACTCCCTGAGTAACCTACTGGACTCAGGGGTAACCTGCTTTACCCCCTGAAGGGATCGTGTATTATAGGCCATATATTTAAATTTTTGGCATTAAGAGCGACGGCTTCTCCCTGAGCGAGCCCAGTCTATTACTTTTTTTGTAGCTTTTGTTCGCTTATCCCGTTCTTTATCATACGCCAAGCCAAGGTCGGGAAGCTTTAATTGTTTATTCCTGAAGTCCTTTTCTTTCCTCTCTCCCTCTTCTCGTTGTAGCCTACTACCAACACTTTCTACCTCACGTGGCTTGGCTTGGGGTATCATTGGATCTTCCCTACCTATGTTCGGCATATTTTGTGGCTTCGGGGAAAGCTCCATCTTGGGAGCCTTAGCGACTTCGTCCGATGTGTGGAATCCCTCGTTTACTGTGGCATCTATATCTAACTTAGTTTTTCCTGCTCCCTCAAAAGGCTGAATCTTATCTGGGTCTACACCTAACCCCTCTCTAAGCGGAGCTATTTGTTTCCGTTGTTCAGAGCTGGCTCCTTTAGACCAAAGATCCATTACTTGTTGCTGCTTAGAACCCATCCTTTGCTTTGCAGCATCCCGCATATCAAGTTCGGCATAAGATTCTGCGGGCTTATCAAAGTCCATAGCTCCTCCTTTTACGCCCTTATAGGGGTCGCCTAAAGCTCTTCTACCTGCGGAGGTAGTAGAATGACCGATGACCTTACCACTTTTATCTCGGATAACTCTCCCTAAAAGTTCTTCTTTCCCCCCTGCCCCCTCAATGGCAATCTTATTTGCGTCGCTCTTTTCTTTTGTGATCCTATCTCTTTCCGCTTGTTGCGCTAAGATCTCGCGCTTCATCCCGCTAAATCTTCCTTCTGCTCTTGCTCTACCTGCTATTTGCTCTTCTGCTATATCAGCCTTCCCTGCTTTATCTCTTTGTTTCCTTTCCTCTCTTGAGCGCAGATAATCTAAACCAGTCCCCGAACCCGATGAACCTCCCGTAGCTGCTGGTGTTGCTGGTGCTGCTGCTTTAAGTGTTTTAGCTAACTCTCTTGTAGGTCCAAGCTGTTTCCCCGTTGTTTCCTTTGTTTCTGTTGTGGGGGCAAAAGGGTCTGTTGCGTCTTTTTGGTATGGTGCTTTTCCTCCATGTATAATATTTAAAACACTTTGTGGTAGTCCTCCTCTTGGGGGAGTTGCGGTGGGAGCAAAACCACCGCCCCCTCCCATTGCCTCTCCTAACATGGTGCTGGAAGAAGCATCTATTGGGGCAGGGAGTTTAGATACGGGTTGATTTTTGGTTGGTTGAGCTTTGGCTGGGGTTGGTGTGCTTTCTGGTGCTGGTGTGCTTTCTGTAGCTTTAGGGGTTTTCCCCGCACCCTTTATATATTTCTGTACTCCTGAACCTAGTTTAACTTTCCGCTTAGAGAGGGCTACTTTCTTACCATCCTCTTCAAGATCAGGTATGGTAACACGATCTTTGTCGATTAGTTCAAAACTAGATTCTTCTGGATCTTTATCGGCTAATATTAGCCTATCCTTGTCTAAATTTTCCAACTGAAGCATTGAGTCTCCTGCTCTATCAATAGCGAACCCCAGAGAGTTAAGCATTCGATCCTCTTTTTTAAATGAGTAGTCTCCTATAATAGCTTCACGTAAAGTTTTTCCGTGTTGCTCGTCATACTCACGATTAATATCGTTGACTAAATCAGAAGAGCCTACCTCTCTTAGTTGTTTAACCAAACGAGCAGCTAGTTCTTCATTCGTACCCCAACCTTTAAACGCTGATCTAAACTGTTTAACGTATTTGTTTCTAAGATTCTTTTTTTCTGTGTCAGAAAGATTAGTGTAGTCTGCGTTAGCCATATACTACAAATTTACTACTATTTCAGGTAAAGGCAACCGCTCAAATCTAAGAGAGCGGCTGATTGCCTAACACATTTGATAGCTGTTTGATAGACCTCCTGCGCCTTGATCCCTGTACCTTGCCTCCTGTATCAAGAGGGGCTACAGCTACCAGTCCGTGACGTTGTCTTGCGACATCCAAACAGATGAAGGCAGCATCAGCTAAGTCAGGTGATTTTCCTAGTCTAGCTTTATAATCTGGCTTAGCTTCCAGCTTCATCCTAAGAGTAGATCCCTTAACCATATCATACTGACGGCCTACAACTTCCTGCGCTAACTCATTATCAATACCATATAGCTGTTTTGTCCTACAGAGTTCCTTGCCCACGAACCAGAGTTCAGTGACCCTGTTGACGTAGAGTTCATGTCCGACAAGTTTACTATTAGAGCTAACTCTTTTATCAGAAGCCTTACCACCAAATGAAACACGAAGTATCTCATCCCCAAACTCAGCCGCAAGTATATCAGCCAAAGGGCTACCAGCGCCTGTTGAGTCTATTCCTAAATCTACGGGCTCTATTTTCCTTTTCTCGCACTCCTCCTTTATCTGCCGAACAATCTGGTACGAGCGGGGGATCGCTTTGTTGGTGGCATCGTCAGTGAGGGATATGGCTTCATCCAGTTGGCAAACAAACTGACCAGAAGTATCATAACCAACAAAGCCAGTATAAAGAATAGTTCTATCTCCTCCGTTGGTAAAGGCGGGGTCACAACCAGCGATGGCTTTAGGCGTTCCCTGCCACTCAATCTTGCCCATAGCTCCTGACTTAACCAGTTCTGCGTCTGTATAAACACCGTCAGCCTCATCCGCATCAAAGAATACGGCGCGTACCATTCGGTAATAACCACGGCTTTCCTGCCCTAAAAGGGCTTTATCCTCATCAAGCTTCTCCTGTGTTGGTAACCAAGGGTATATAGTCCTCCCTGCTAAGATATTAGGTGAGTACTCACCATCATATTTTTTATAAAGACCACCCCACTTCGTCTTCCAGCTATCTTCTGTGTTAGGATCGATGGAGTCCCATCCTTGGGCGGGTTCGCTCCATTCACCAAACGCATCCCATCTGGAAGCTGGATTAGATAACCCGACTAGACTGAAGGAAGGGTTCTTAGATAGGTTGGAAAGACCCGCCTGTAAGATAGCGGTAGACAATTCAGATAGCTCGTCTGCAATTAAGATGACGTTCTTCTGTTTGATACCTATAAACTTTCCTATAGCTTCTCTTGTCTTGCTGCGCTCTGCTGCAATCAAACTAAGGCCAGCTTTTTCTATGAGTGTTCCGTTCTCATTTATATAAGCGACATTACCAATTGAATCCCGAATCTTGAACGGCGCTCCATCCAAGACAGTAAGCAAACTGATCACTGAACCCCATATTCTTTTTCGTGCTTCGCGTAACGTGGTTGATGTAAGCAGAACTAAAGTGTCTTTCGGAGCAGCCAACCAATTCAGGATTCCCCATGCGGCCATCGTATGTGATTTACCTGATGAGGCAGCTCCTCCTATGGAAACATATTTGTTTTTTATTACTGCCTGAATCATACTCTCTGCCCAAGGATGTTTTACCATTAAGGGTTCAGGGAGGTCAGCGTTATTCCAAAGCTCGTCGCACAACCTCCAGAAATAATATTCTCTGGCTTGGTCGCTTTCATGGTTAGATAAACCGTATAGCAACCCCGTTATAGTGTTAGTTGCCTTTATTGTTTGTCCTCCTACGTCCATCTTAGATGTGTTAGCATCTATTCGTGGTTCATAAATACGTAATGTTTGAGTCATTTTATTTGAAATCTATATAATATTATAGTATATGTTAGTTGCTTTGGCACAAAAATCTAAAAAATCTAAGTTGCTTAAACATGCACTTGAAATGTATGAGCAGCAATACAAGCTTGTTACTATAGCTAAGGAGCTTGGGATTAATACATCTACACTTCGTAGATGGTTAAGGGATGCAGGGGCTCAACCTAAGATAGACCCGCACGGAAGTAATCCTTCTTTGGACGACGACGAACCTGAAGAAGAGGAGTCCAAAGACCCGTTACAAAAAACTCTGGATGATAACCTTGAGGGTAAAACCGACGAAGCTATTAGGGTTGCTAGGATGGAAGCAAGAGTAGAAGAGGATAAAAACCTGATGGACGTGGCTCAATCACAATCGACCCCGTCAGATAAGTACCAGTCTTACATGGCTGCTTCTGCTATAAAAATACTACGGGACAGTATAAAGAATTTACGTGGGCCGCGTACGGTGAGAGAACTTTCTGAGCTAGACCAGTTAATAAGGAGGAATTTAGGTTTAAATGCTAAGACAGCAGGGGGCTCAGGGAAACTACAGATTGATATAAGTATCTTAAACAACGCAAAGGCAGACCGTGGTAATGGGGCGGTTAAAATTGAAAAAGTAGATGAGGATAAAATAATCGATGTTGACCCAACCGAAGATGCCTGAGACTAAAGAAGACCCCGAACACCCAATCCTCCTATTCAATGGATTGGAAGATGCCTACATAGGCACAGCGGAACAATATGGCAGACCCCCTGTCGCTTGCTACTCTAAACGGATGACGGTAGACATCCTACAAAAGAATTACGACCTAACAAAACAACAAGCTTTCGAGAGATATGAATATGAATACCTACAAACTACTTTTGGGGAAGGGACACCATGTTTCTTAGACGATCTCTTCCAAGAGTGATGTTCGAAGACAGGGAGGAGATTAATAATCCTACTGTTATGATTCGAAAAGAGCTAGACGTGAAGGAGTTTATTTATATCTCCGAAAAACGTGTTGGGAAATTCTATCGAGTAGTCCCCAACTCAGCTAGAGAAGTTTTCTACATACAAATGTTACTTAAAAATGTGGATATGTTAGTTCCTCAAGAGGGGGACGGAATGTTAATATCAGCAAGGGCAGTCGAGAGTTGTGATTATAGGAGTTGATAACGGACTTAACGGAGGGTTGGTCGCCATCTCAAAAGAGACGGGAGCAGTTATTGAAAAGACTGTGATGCCCACACTGCATCGATGTAAGAAGAACGAAGTGGACACTAGGGCGGTATACGAATGGGTTACGTCTTTAGAATCTGAGTTTATCTTTGCCGTCGAAGAACCCTTGCGCCATGCGAAGTCTTCCCAAGCTGTGCGTTCAATGGGGATATCATTTGGTAAACTGTTAGGGTTGGCTGAAAGTAGGCAATGGGAGTCCCGTTGTGTTCAAGTCAGGAACTGGCAACGCTCGATGTTAGGAAGCCTACTGCAATCTCACGACACAAAAAAAGCGGCGTTGATCAAAGCTACCGTACTTGTTCCAGAAGAATGCTGGCAAAAGAGCAAAAGAGCATCTAAACCCCATGACGGGATGATTGACGCTTTCCTAATAGCCCGCTATATACGCAGGGAATTTACCTTCGTAAAGGGTTTTTCAGAGTAAGTTAAAATTTTTATTGACCTTTGGTCAAGGTCTTTTACTTTGGAGGAATGAAAGAATTATTCCCCGCACAAGCTGATGTGTGTGACTTTTTTGAAGCGAAGCTAAAGAACAATATATGTACACTGGACTCTAGCTCTGTTGGTACAGGTAAAACTGTAGTCGCCTCCCACCTAGCACTACGTCTTAAAAGACCTGTTGCCGTCCTTTGCCCCAAATCCGTTATCCCTGCATGGGAACGTGAGCTGGAAGAGGTCGGGATAACTCCTGTGTTTGTCCTCAACTACGAGAAGATAAGAACAGGTAACACTCCACACATGACTAAAAGGGGAAAGAAAATTATGAATTGGCATGTGCCAAAGAATACCCTTTTCTTTATTGACGAGATCCATAAATGCAAAGGGCCGTACACGCAGAATGCACAGCTTATAATAAGCTTAATTAAACAGAAATTTTGCATACATGGCATGTCGGCAACAGCTTCGGAAGACCCTACAGAGATGAGGGCGCTTGGGTATATGCTAAATCTACACAGCCTAGCAAAATCCGAAGGTGAATTACATAACTGGTTCCGTTGGATGAAGGCTCACGGTTGCTATCAGGACGAATGGAATGGTTGGCATTTACGGAAGAAGAATAAACTAGAAAAGATCAAAGAAAGAATCTACGGAGTGGTGGGGGCGAAGCTAACTGTAACTGACTTTCCAGAATCTTTTAGGAACAATAGAGTGTTCACCGAACCAATGCAGTTTGGTGACTCCGCAAAGATCATAGCTATTTATAAAAAGTTAGGGCTTACTCCACAGATTATAAAAGACTTAATAGAAAATGGGACTGTCGATGGGAGTGACCATGTGATTGTTAACATTCTAAGGGCGCGGCAACTAACGGAAGCCTTGAAAGTTCCTGACTTAGTCACGTATGCGCAAGACCTAGAAGAACAGGGTAACTCTGTAGTGCTGTTCGTTAACTTCAGGGATACAGTTGACGCTCTATGTAAGCAGTTGGAGTGCCAACCCATTGAAGGGGGGCAGACGATTGAGGAAAGGCAGAAGGTGGTCGATGACTTCCAGAGTGACAAGACACACATAGTCGTTGCCAACATTGCGGCGGGTGGCACTGGGCTCTCATTACATGATTGTAATGGAGACAGGCCAAGAGTTAGTTTGATATGCCCTTCGTTCAATGCTAAAGACTACCTCCAAACTTTAGGGCGCATCCACAGAAACGGAGCTAAGTCCGATGCGCTTCAAAAAGTTTTGGTCACATCAGGGTCTATCGAAGAGAACGTCATAGACTCAATTGAAAGGAAAGTTAACAACATGATAGAATTACATGGAGCGTGAAAATAAAATAATTGCAAAGCATATCCCCCAAGATCTTTTAGCTATTGTTAGATATGAAAATGGTGTCTTGTTTTACACCGTGAATAGAGGCCCGAAGAAAGCAGGAGACGTTGCGGGTGGTCTATATAGCCCCTCAAAAGGTAGTACTAAAAGGGGAAGGAGAACAAGATGGAGATTAAAATTTAAAGGTAAGGAGTACTATAGAGCAAGAGTTGTGTGGTCTTTATTCAACGGAGACGCAGAAAAAATGCTCGATCATATAAATAATAATACTTTAGATGATAGAATAGAAAATTTAAGGGAGTGTACCAACGGCCAAAACCAAGCAAATCGTAAGGAGACAAAAAGCAAAACAGGAGTAAAAGGACTACGGCGGCAAAAGTTTAAAAGGAGGGACGGCTCCTACCATGTAGTATATGTTGGAGTAGTGGACCATAACGGTAGACGACACTGTACGCCTAGATCTCCTGATACAGAAGAAGGAAAAGCAAAAGCTGTGGCCGCACTCAGAATGTTAAGGGCCTCATTGCACAAAGAATTTACACATCATGGATAATCAACCCGATCACGGAAGTAGAGGACACGCAGACTTTAGTCCATCAAGTCTTAAATATGTAGCTGGCTGTTCTGGCTACGAAGGTAGGTCAGGCACAAACGCCGCCGCTGAGAAAGGAACACGGATACACGAAGCCCTAGAGGTACGTGACCCCTCTGCCCTGCACGATGAAGACGAAGTACTGATTTATGAAGCAATAGTCGAGCAGGAGGAAAAATACATAAAGGACTTTGCCAAAGGAGAATCCTACGTAGAGGAGAATGAGATCCTTTTGGATGTAGACTTAGACAATACAGCTACGTGGGGAACTTGTGACAGGCTTATAACTTTTGGTAATAGAGCCATACTAGCTGATTATAAAACAGGGGTCAGTGTAATTGACGAACCAAAAAAGAATTGGCAAGCTAAAGCCTACACAGTAGGGGCGTTCCAGAGATATCCTGAACTAGAGGAGATTACATTTGTGTTTTATATCCCTGTGAGGAAAGAAGTGTTGGAAGGAACTTTCTCAAGGGATGAGCTACCTATCTTAATTAAACAACTTGCTGACGTTATCCGTAACGGAGAGAAGATCCGACCGCAGTGGGATGGAGGTTCCCCCGAGCCAGAGAGCCTTTCTCCTACAGTTAACTGTAGGTTCTGCAAGCACGAAGGATACTGCCCATCATTGGGAGGACTAGCCGAAGAGATTGTTCAAAGGATATCAGGGGACTCACTACCTAAAGAAGACTTAAACGACCCACAAGACCCTAAAACTGTAGAGCATCTATATGTGGTAGCGAAGGTAATGGAGAACTGGGCGAAGAGGATAAAGGAGAAGGCGGTAACGATGGCTAAAGAAGGGGTCGAATTCGATACACTGAAGCTGAAGTCTATGGGAGCTACCCGTAAGTGCACGGATAATTTGAAACTCGTGGAAATAGCTAAAGAGCATGACCTCAGTGAAGAGGACTTAATTAATTTGATTACTATACCCCTGAAGAAAGTAGCTAATGCTGTGGGGGATATGGCTCCTAAAGGAGAAAAAGGAGAAAGATCAAGATCTTTTCTTGACGCTGTTGAAATCAATGGCATCATAGAAACGTCAGAAGAGAGGTTTACCCTTTCTTAAACTAAAATAATAAAAATAAAAATAAAAATAAGACTAATGCCAAAGACAAAAATAGTAGAAGTAAATAAAGAAGAACTAGCGGCCCCAAGTGCGCCGCCAAGACTAGCGATATCCGCAGAGGACATCGAAATTCCAAGACTCAATGTAATTCAAGGGTCATCGGAAATTGAAGGAGATGAGGGAGCCCTTGTCATTAATAGAACACACACCATTATGCCGACAGGAGGGTCACTAGTTGTTATCCCCATAACGGCACAAAAAGGATGGGCTGAAAATGTCCCGTTTGGTTCTAACGATATAGCTAGAATAGCTAATACACCCGAAGAGAAGTTATCAATCGAAGAGGATTCCCAATATGGGACAATCGAGTTTGCTGATATCACGGTGCTGATTCCCGAACCAGAAGGTGTCGGAGAAGATGTAGCGGATGCATTCCCATTTCCTATTGGGGAGACTACTTATGCGATGGGCAAACTGCACGTAAGGAAAGCCGCTTACAGGAATACATTCAAAAGACTTGGACTCTTCCAAGCTATGAATCCTGACTCTCCTTTGTGTAAGAACCACTGGAAGTTCCAAGCTGACCAAGTGACAGCTAATAGGAATAGCTGGTACATCCCACAGATAACTCCAACAAAAGCGGAGACTGATCAGGATGTTATCGACTTCGTATCAAGAATCTTACCTTCATAATTATGAGCGAAGAAATAAGCATAGAAGATAAGATAGCGATTCTCCAAAAAGAATTGCTAGAAGTAGACAAAATCAGAGATGAAATTGGAACTAAGATAGAAGAACTCCAAGGAGCTGACGCTAAAATGGGAACACTAACTGAGGCGTTCATAACGCATATACATGCACTGGAAAAACATCAGGAAGCCCAACCTGAACTTATATAAAAATTGTAGGTTGTGCTTCGTTTCACAGCCTACCTGATCCCGTGGGGGGATCAGAGAGGGAATGGCCCGTCTATGTGTTCTATCTTTCTACACGTAGGCGGGCCGACTCACGATTAAATTATGGATACAATTGCAATAGACTTTGAAAGTTACTACGACAGAGAATGCTCAATAAAAGTATTAGGGCTCCTTGGTTATTTTTCTCATCACGCCTTTGATGCTTATAGAGTAAGTGCCGTAGGTGACGAAGGGACTAACTTTGTAGGTTGTCCTAAGACTGAGTTCGACTGGTCAACCATAGAAGGTAAACTGGTAGTAGCTCATAACGCACAATTTGATGAGACGCTTTACCTGTATGGCGTAGATAAAAAGTGGTGGCCTTATTATAAGTACGACCAATGGATGTGTACAGCGGATCTAGCCGCTTTTTGTGGGCTACCTAGGTCACTAAAAGGGGCTACAACCACTTTGTACGACTTAGAAGTGGATAAATCCACACGGGATAATATGTCGGGTAAGCGCTGGGAGGATATGTCCAAAGAGTTTCAAAAAGAAGTAGACGAGTACGCGCTGAAAGATTCCGAATTATGTTTAAAGCTGTGGCAGGATCTAGAAGGAGACTGGCCCGAGCATGAAAGGCAGATCAGTTTAACAAACAGAAGGTGTGTCCAACGTGGAATCCCCATAGATACGAAACTCCTCCTCGAACAACAGAAAGAAATAGCCTCTAGATTATTTGAAGCCGAGAACTGTATCCCTTGGATAGACGAGTTCCCTCCACTATCTAGAAAAGCATTTAATGAGGAGTGCCATAAAGTAGGGCTGGACCCTCCAGCAAGCCTCGCTCTAACTGACGAAGACGCTAACAAATGGATTAAAGAAAACGAAGAAGAGTATAAATGGATTTCTGCTGTACGTAACTTTAGACGGATTAACTCTTTAAAGCGGAAGTTGGAATCTTTTGAGTACGCCACAATGGGGGATGATAGGTACTACGGGGGGTTACTCTACCACGGAGCGCATACA